AAAGAAAATGAAAAAATTCGCTACATTACTCTCAAAAAAGAAGGGCAAGAAAGGCTCTGGTACGGACTGGAAAAAGTAAATCCTCGGGAAACAGTCTATGTTACTGAGGGTCCAATTGATTCCATGTTTATTCCAAATGCGGTAGCAATGCAGGGAGCTGGATGGTTGGATAAATTGCCAGAAAAGATTGAAAAGTCAAATGTGGTATTCATTTTTGACAATGAACCACGTAACACAGAGATTGCTACATTAATTGGTAAATATATCGATGCAGGAAGAAATGTAGTCATTTGGCCGGAAGAACTAAATAACAAAGACATCAATGATATGGTTTTGGCTTATGGTTTGCCAACCACACTCAAAATTATTATCAACAATGTTTATTCTGGACTTAAGGCTAAGATGAAGTATACTTATTGGAAGAAGGTTTAAAATGAGTAATGAAAATGATGACATATCTGATGAAGATATGGAAAAAGCAAGCCAAGCCTACTTAACATTTGTTTATAGATTTGGTGAATACGTAAAAGAGATGGATCCACAACTTTGGAATAAGGCAAGAGAATATGCTGCTGACTTCACAAAGATTCCTGGTGTAAAAGTTGAACTTGTAGATAATGATGAAGAGGATGAGCTAAATGGTGGCAACACAAAAGCTTCTGGAGCAGACTAAAGTACCAGTACTTGACTATGGTCACGTTCAACTTATTGAACACATGGGTTCTGATATCAGCGTTGTCAACGCAGCCAGAGTTTCTTTCAATAAAGAAAGCAAACTCCAAGATGGAAAGCTTTCTGAGAGAGACACAAAACTTATTTCATATTTGGCAAAACATAATCACTTTACTCCGTTTTGCCATCCGCAAATAAGTCTTAGAATAAAGTGTCCAATCTTTGTAAGGGCTCAACTTGGTAAACACCAAATCGGTCTTACCATGAATGAAGTTAGTCGAAGATATGTAACATTTGAACCAGAAGTTTATGTTCCCTTTTGGAGAGCTGCCCCCACCGATGGTGCAAAACAGGGAAGCAGTGGTGCAATTGAAGATATAGATATCTGTATTAAAATGCGCCAGGAATATGAAGGTGTTGCAAAAGAATGTATTGATCTTTACAATCGTTTGTTGGCAGATGGTGTTGCTCCTGAGCAAGCACGTTCAATTTTGCCACAAGGAACTTATACGGAATTTGTGTGGACTGGTTCTCTCTACGCATTTGCCCGTGTTTATAACCTGAGAATCGACAGTCACGCACAGTGGGAAATTCAAAAATTTGCTGAAGCAATTGACAAAATAATTGCTCCACTTTTCCCAGTTTCGTGGCATACTTTAACAACTAAATAAAGACACCAACCAAGGAGTCTAAAAATATGGCAGAAGTTTTATCACCGTTTCAATCGTTTATTTTTATTTCTCGTTACTCACGATGGCTTCCTGATTACAATCGCAGAGAAACTTGGGAAGAGTGCGTAGAGCGTTGGTGGAATTATTTTACAAACAAGGTTCCTCAACTTGCAGAGCGTCCTGATGTCAAGGAAGCAATTCTGAATCTTGAGGTTCTTCCATCCATGCGCAGTCTAATGACTGCGGGACCAGCACTAGATCATGACAATACTTGTTTGTACAATTGTTCTTATTTACCGATTGATTCTGTTCAATCTTTTGCTGAGTTATTTGTTGTTTTGATGAACGGAACTGGAGTTGGTTATTCCGTTGAACATCAATACACAGATAAGCTTCCAACAGTTGCAAACAAAATTGAAAAAGCATTCAACATCACTTATGTCGTTGAAGACTCCAAAGAAGGTTGGGGAAATGCTGTTAAGTTCTTGATTGAGCATCTTTATGCGGGTCGCCATGTCAAGTGGGATCTCAGCAAGATTCGTCCTGCAGGTGCTCGCTTGAAGACATTCGGTGGACGTGCCAGCGGCCCTGCTCCTCTTGACAATCTATTCAAGTTCATTGTCAAGATCTTTTACAATGCACAAGGCCGTAGACTTACTGCTCTTGAGTGCCATGATGTTTGCTGTGCTATTGCTAACGCTGTAATTGTTGGTGGTGTTCGCCGTTCTGCAATGATTTCATTGAGCGATCTTTCTGATCGCGAAATGGCTCTCTGTAAGAGTGGTGCTTGGTGGGAACATGCTGGTGCTCGTTCCTATGCCAACAACTCTGCTGTATACCGTGGTCGCCCACCGATGGGACAATTCCTTGAGGAATGGACCTCACTATACAACAGCCACAGCGGTGAGCGTGGAATGATTAACCGCAAGGCTTTACAAGAGCAAGCAGCTAGATGGGGTAGAGAAGAAAACTGTGAGTATGGTACAAACCCATGCTCAGAGATTATTCTCAAACCATTTGAATTCTGCAATCTTTCTACTGTTGTTGTTCGTCCTGACGATACAGCAGCAACGTTGAAGAAGAAGATTGAAATCGCAACCATCATCGGTACTGTTCAATCTACCTTTACAAACTTCCCATATTTGCGTCCTGAATGGAAGCAGAACTGTGAGGATGAAAGACTTCTTGGTGTCAGCATGACTGGTATTTACGACAATAAACTTACCAGTGGTCTTGAGGGAAAGCCAAAATTGATCCGGCTACTTGAAACCCTTCGTGATCACGCTACCGCCACAAACCTTAAGTGGGCGGAGAAGCTTGGTATTAATCCAAGCAAGTCTATCACCTGTGTCAAACCAGAAGGTACAACCTCTTGTTTGGTAGATTCTGCTTCAGGTCTTCACCCACGATACGCAGATTATTATTATCGTAGAATTCGTATCGACAAGAAAGATCCAATTTATAACTTGATGAAAGATCAAGGAGTTCCATGTGAAGACGATGTAATCAATCCTGGTAATACTGCGGTTTTCACGTTTGCAATGAAGGCTCCGAAGGGCACAATTACCACAGAGGATCTTCGTGCATTGGATCACTTGGATCTATGGAAGACTTATCAAGAGCATTACTGCCACCACAAGCCTTCCATCACTGTCAACTATAAGGATTCTGAATTCCTTGAAGTTGGTCAGTGGCTCTGGGAAAACTTTGATGTTGCAACAGGCATTTCATTCTTGCCTGGTGGCGATAGTCACACATACGCTCAGGCTCCATTTGAACAAATTGATTCTGCAACGTATGCTGCTCACCCAAAGATCAAAGTCAACTTTAAAGAGTTGTCTAAATACGAAGCAGAAGACAACACCGAGGCTGCAAAGGAGTTTGCTTGTAGCGCAGGAGGTTGTCAGATAGTGTAATTTACAATCCTCGGTAGCTCAGCTGGTAGCAGCGCAAAACTGTTAATTTTGATGTCGTTGGTTCGATCCCAACCCGAGGAGCATCTAAATTCCCCCTTCTCTTAAATGAGAGGGGGGAATTCTACCTGAAGGGAATCTATATGATTGATTATGTTGATATAATTTACGGATTGGCTTGGGGCGATGAAGGAAAAGGGAAGATTTCAAATGCAATCGCGAACGATTACGATTATGTTTGTCGATGGAATGGTGGCCCGAATGCAGGGCATACTGTTTACATCAATGGCGTAAAATACAAGACACACATAATTCCTTGTGGTGTTTTTAAAAATAAAAAATCAATAATTGGTCCTGGTTGTGTATTGCATGTTGATAAATTTTTTGAAGAATTGTCCTATATTGAAAAGAGTGGTTTTGACACTTCCTTAATAAAAGTTTCACCCAATGCTCATATCATTACAGAGGAGCATGTTCAAAAAGATTTGAATGAATTAAAAGCAAAACTTGGAACAACGGGCCAAGGTATTGCTCCTTGCTACGCCGATAAAATGCTTCGTTGTGGTAAGCAGGCAAAATCTGTATTGGAGAAAAAATATCTATGGGATAATAAATTGTCTGGAAAAGTTTTGTGTGAAGGAGCACAAAGTGTTTGGTTGGATATTGATCACGGTGATTATCCATATGTCACCAGCAGCACGACCATGCCTTATGCAGCATGCTCTTTGGGCTTCTCTCCCAAAAAGATAGGACGCTTAATTGGCGTTGCGAAAATTTATGACACAAAGAGCGGAGTTGATCCTTTATTTCCAGAAAGTTTGTGGAATGATGAAGTCCTGAATAAGATCATTGATTTGGGTCAAGAATATGGTTCCACTACAGGAAGACGCAGATTGGTTAATTGGTTAAATATGGATAAACTTATAGATTCAATTAAACTTTCTGGCTGTGATTATTTGATAATCAATAAGTGCGATGTTTTAGAACAAGTTGGCCAATTCAAACTATACTATAAAACTTTCTTATATGAGTTTTCAACCATTGAAGAAATGAAAGAATTTATACGCAACGCACTTTCTAAATTGAATTTAACAATAGTCTTTTCAGGAAATAAAGAAGACGTTAATTTCGATAGAAATAAATAAACGCATTTAATAGTAAACAAAATACTCTGCTAATATAAATATTTTTGTCAGAGGTGGTGGAGTAGTTCCACGTAATCCTTTTGGAGGTTTCGAAGTAATCTCCATCGTATTACTCAGGAACCACCATCTCTGGCAACGGTATAAATATCTATGTTCACCATGTTAGTAGGGATTGACTATTCTATAACCAGCCCAGCAATTTGCTTATTTGATGAGAAAAGAGAATTTTCTTTCGCAAATTGTTCTTTTTATTTTCTTACCAATACTAAAAAGTACGCAACCAAAATTTCTCCAAATATTAATGGAGAAGGTTTTGAGGAATATGCCTACGATACTGAAAGATTTGACACCATCTCTGAATGGGCCACAAATTTATGCATAGGGGCTGCTGACGTAGCCATTGAAGGGTACGCCTATGGAGCGCATGGCAAAATTTTTAACCTTGCA